CACCGGAACAGATGTTCTTAATAATTATCAGGATTTAACATATGGATCTGTTACTGAAAGTATTGATGAAAAATTCTATAATTCAATTAACGGTGAAAGAATTAATAGAACAAACTTCAAACTTACTACAAATAATACACCAATCTTCTCAAAACAATTTAATCCAAATTCAGTATCTTTAGCTGCAACCACTGGAATATTTACCATTAAAGATCACTTCTTCTACACTGGTGAAGAGTTGATTTATACTCCAAACTCCACAATCGTTGGTGTTGGAACCAGTGCCATGATGACAAGTGCTACTGATCTTTTACCAAGTTCAGTGTATGCTATTAAACTTACCGAAGATACTTTTAAAGTCGCAATATCAACTTCAAATGCTATAAGTGGAATTGGAACAACATTTACTTCCTTGGGAGAAGGAAATGCTCATAGATTCACTATGAAGAAGAAAAATTCCAAGTGTATTATTACCGTTGATGAATTGGTTCAATACCCAGTTGCATATACTGGAATAGCACACAGTTTATCAGGAAATATTGGAGGTATATTGGGAGTTAGCACCACCTTTGTTTCCTTAAGTGGAATTTCAACAATTAACATAAAAGATATATTATATGTTGATGAGGAGTTCATGGGCATAGTTAATGTTGGACTTGGAACTACAAATATTGGTCCAATTACTAACAGTGGAAGTATTAATCTTGTTGAAGTTGATAGGGGATTTGTTGGATCTTCTGCAACATCTCATTTAGATAATACTGAAGCAAGAATTTACAAAGGAGCATTTAATATTGTAGATGATGAAATTCATTTTGCAGAAGCACCTAGAGGAAATCCTCAAATCGATAAAACTAAATCTAATTTAGATTTTGAAACATCTTCATTTACCGGAAGAACATTCTTAAAATCTATTGTTGATAATGGTGGTAATTTACGAGACACTAATAAAGTTTATGATAATATATCCGATCAATTTACAGGAATAGGAAGAACATTTACATTAACTGTTGGTGGAGCAAATACTACTGGTATTGGAACTACAGGTGGAAGTGGTCTTGTCTTTGTTAATAGTATCTATCAATCACCAAAAACTGCAAACAATCCTACTGTATTCAATTATGAAATTAATGAAAATTCTTCTGCAGGAATAACAACTGTAGAGTTTTCTGGAATAACAAAACCAGGTATAGATCCCGTAGAATTTGTAACCTCAGATACTGATGTTAATCAAAATGAGACTCCTAGAGGTGGAATTATAGTTTCACTTGGATCTACTCCTGGACTTGGATTTGCACCACTTGTAGGTGCTTCCGTAACTGCTGTAGTAAGTGGTGGATCTATTATATCTGTTGGATTAGGAACCACCGATAATCTTGGATCTGGATATAATGGATTAGTTTCTATTGGAGTAACTGTTTTTGAGGAAGGTCACTCAGGAACGGCAGCAGTAATAACAGCAACTTCAAATGTTGGTGCAGGTGGAACATTATCCTTTAATGTTGTTGGTGGTGGTACTGGATACACAAACCCACAAATATTTGTAGACGATCCGGCATATAAAAATCTCTCTGTTACTGGAGTTTCTAGACTTGGAGTTGGAGCAACAACAGATACTGGAATTGGATTATTAGTGGATGTCAAAGTTGGTGGATCTTCTACAACTGTAGGAATAGGATCCACTCATTTTGAAGTAGCAGAGTTTAAAATTTCAAGGTCAGGATACGCATTCCAAAAAGGTGATGTACTTAAACCGGTTGGTTTAGTTACGGATTCTAGGTTGTCTTCTCCAATATCCAATTTTGAACTTACTGTACTCGAAACATATTCTGATAACTTTGCTGCTTGGGAATTCGGAGAACTTGATTATATTGATAGTATCAAAGAACTTCAAGATGGAACTAGAGTCAGATTCCCACTCAATTATAATAGCGAACTTCTAAGTTTTGAATCTGATGAGGATGAACCAGTCAGAGATAACATGAATAATGTATTGGTAATCTTTATAAATGGTATTCTTCAAGAACCTCTAATTAATTACGTATTTGAAGGTGGAACATCCTTCATATTTACAAAAGCACCTTTACCTCAAGATGAAGTTGAAATTTATTTCTATAAGGGTCTTAAAGGCAAAGATTCCGTGCTAAATGATAATGTCAAACCAACCATAGAACCTGGTGATATTGTTCAAGTCATAAGTAATAATATTATTTCAAACACAGTAACACAGAAAAATAGGACAGTTTATAATTTAACAGAATCTGATAGAATTGAAACTAACCGATATTCTGGCATTGGAGTTGATGATCAAAATCAAAAACCAGTTTCATGGACTAAACAAAAAGTAGGTAAAAAAATTAATGGTGAGTTTATATCTAAAACTAGAGATTCAATAGAACCTTTAATTTTCCCAACCGCAAGAATTATTAAGGATGTATCAACAACCGATACTGAAGTGTTTATTGAAAATTCAAAACTATTCAGTTTTGAAACTCGTGAAGGTTATACCGATTTATCAGCACCATGTGATGGATTGATTGTAAATGGAATTTCGACAACAGGGTTTACAACTGGATTGGTTGAAAAAATTACATCATTTAGTACTATAAACGGTTCTTCTGGAATTATTACTGGAATTACAACATCTGCAGGAACTGCATCAAATCCATTAGCTATTGTATTCACAATTATTGATGAAGGAAGTACTGCTTCAACACTCAGTGGATTATCTACTGGATATCCCATTTATATTAATGAAACTAATGTTGGTAACGGTGTGACCTCAATTGACACTACCGGTTTAAATTCTAATACGGTTGGTATTGGAACTACGTGCTTAGATAACATTTATTATGTTGGTGACTGGTCATCCAAACAGTTATCAGGAAGCACATATGTGGGACTTATAACCTGCAATGTGGACTCCAATACAAACATTGTTGGAATTACTACTACTGGAAGTAATCCAAATAATATTGTTGGAAGATATTCATGGGGAAGACTATCTAGTGGAACAAGATCTTCAAATCCAGTATCAGTTGCCGTAACCGGAAATGTTATTTCAGGTTTATCAACATATCCTACTATTCAAAGAAGAGGTGTTGGAATTAGAAAAACTGGTGCTCTTCCTAAAATTGAAACTTAATTATATCGTATAAATATCTAAAAAACTATCAATATGGCTGCATTCGTAACAGATCAATTTAGAATATTGAATGCTGGTTCCTTTGTAGAGTCTATCAGTAATAATTCTTATTATGCTTTTTTAGGATTATCAAATCCAACAGATGTTGGTTTTGGCAGAACTTCTAATTGGGATACCAGTACAACCAATAATCCTATAGATAATTTGCAATACTTATCTCATTATAGAGATACTAGTTTATTTGGTAAAAAAATTACCACGGAAAACGCTAGAAGAGTTGTAACAAGAATTGATTGGATTCAAAATAATGCATATGATATGTATAGGCATGATTATGGGCAGAGCAATGTATCTCCTGTTAATAAGTCTTTAACATTATATGGTGCAAAATATTACGTAATTACTGATGAGTTTAAGGTTTATATCTGCCTTGATAACGGAACTTCTGGATCCACAGGACCTACTGATACAGTCACTGTCCCCTTATCAACAATTAAACCAACGCAGACTGATCCAGAACCAAGTACATTGAGTGATGGATATGTGTGGAAATATTTGTTTAAAATTTCACCAGCAGATGTTATTAAATTTGATTCTACGGAATTTTTTGTTGTTCCAAATGATTGGTTAACTACTACAGATTCTGATATTCAAATAATCAGAGATGGTGGAAATTCTGATAATAACAATAATCAAATCAAAACAGTATATATTGAAAATGGTGGAACTGGATATCAAGATGGAACTGCAGATATTGTAGGTGATGGAACTGGAGGAAAAGTAAGTATAAAAGTAACTAATGGTGAAATAACCAGCATAACAGTAACTCAAGGAGGTAAGGGATATACTTATGGAGCTATTGACTTAAAGAGTCAAAGTGGACAAAATGCAAAATTAATTCCAATAATTCCACCATCTAAAGGTCATGGATATAACATTTATGAAGAGTTAGGAACCGATAAAGTATTATTATATGCTAGATTTGATGATTCGACTAAAGATTTTCCTACAGATACAAAATTTGCTCAAGTTGGTATTATAAAAAATCCAGAAACTTTTGGAGGAGGAACAACTTTTAGTGAAAATCAATTTTCATCACTTTTTGCTGTTAAATTAACTAGTCAAATATCAATCAGTGTTGGATCCACAATTTCGCAAACAGTAACTAGTGGAGCTGGTGTTACAACAGTTGCAAAAGGATATGTTGCTTCTTATGATAAAGAAACTAATGTTTTAAAATATTATCAAGATAGATCCTTATGTTTTGGTAATGAAGTAGACCAAACGGATTCTGATGATACTACTGCCATTGTAGGATTTAGTACTGCTGTTACAGGATTAAGTCCCGCTGGAACCATAGACACAAGTTTTAGTGGTAGTGTGGTGACAATTAATTCTAAGCAAATTAATTTAGGAGTTAATTTTGAAAATGGACTTGCAAATCCTGAGATAAATAAAAAGACAGGGGATATAATTTACATCGACAATCGACCCACAGTTCAAAGAGACTCTAGGCAAAAAGAAGACGTTAAAATCATTCTGGAATTCTAAAAAAAGATGGCACAAAAAACAGACTTAAATATTAGCCCATATTATGATGACTTTGATAAAAGTAAAAACTTTTATAAAGTTCTATTCAAACCAGGATTTCCAGTTCAGGCTAGAGAATTAACTACTCTCCAGTCTATTTTACAAAATCAAGTAGAATCTTTCGGAAATAATATTTTCAAAGAAGGTTCTATGGTTCTTCCAGGAGCCATAACTTTTGATAATGAATATTCTGCGGTAAAATTAAATGCTACCAATTTGGGAGTAGATGTTTCAGTCTATATTAAAAATGCCATTGGAAAAACTATAACAGGACAATCTTCTGGAGTAA